ATGTGAATGGCCCATTTGCAGACAAAAACAAGTTCGATGGAAGACCTATGTTGGGTCTACCATCATTTGTAAAATAGTATTATAATGAGGTTATATGTTACAAAAATTAGGATTCTTACCTGGATTTAATAAACAAGTCACAGAGACCGGGGCCGAGGGACAATGGTTTGATGGTGACAATGTAAGATTTCGATACGGCACTCCTGAAAAAATAGGTGGTTGGACACAGTTAGGTCAATCAAAATTAACTGGTGCTGCAAGAGCTGTGCATCATTGGGACGATAACGCTGGTATTAAATATGCAGCTATAGGAACAAACAGAATTCTTTACGTTTATTCAGGTGGAATTTATTACGACATCCACCCAATTAGAACAACTTTAACTGGTGCAGATTTTACTAGCACCTCTTCATCAAATATCGTTACGGTAACGTGCACTGGATCTCATGGACTTGTTGAGAACGACATTGTAATGTTTGACAGTGTAAGTAGTGTACCTGCATCATCAACATACAGTGATGCAACATTTGAAGATCAAAAATTTATGGTAACTTCTGTTACTACCACAACAACTTTTACAATAACAATGGCAAGCTCTGAGACTGGCACACCTATGACTAATGCTGGATCGACTTCTATACTTTGTTATTATAATGTAGGACCAGCTTTACAATTAGGTGGTTATGGTTGGGGCACAGGTCTATTTGGCGGTACAGCTTTAGGACCGTCTACTAGCACATTAGCTACAGCTTTAACAGATACGGTTACAACAGATGTAGTATTAGCAAACAGTGCAGCCTTTCCATCTACTGGAGAAATTAGAATAGGAACAGAGGATATAAGTTTTACAGCAAATAACACAACTACAAATACTTTAAGTGGTGGTGCAAGAGGAGTTAATGGAACAACTAAAGCAACACATTCAGGTGGAGCTACAGTTACAAACATTTCAGGTTATGTTGCATGGGGTGACCCATCATCTGCTGACTTTACAATTGATCCAGGTTTATGGATATTTGATAACTATGGTACAAAATTAATTGCACTTATATATAACGGTGCTTGTTTTGAATGGGATGCATCTGCAGCCAATGCAGTAAACACCAGAGCTACAATACTTCCTAATGCACCTACAGCATCACGACATGTGTTGGTATCTACACCGGACAGACACTTAGTATTTTTTGGTACAGAAACAACAGTGGGCAACACTGCTACTAAAGATGATATGTTTATAAGATTCTCTTCTCAAGAAAGTATTGATCAAACAGATTCTTACACTGTTAAAGCAACCAATACTGCTGGTACACAAAGACTAGCAGATGGTTCTAAAATTATGGGAGCTATCAAAGGTAGAGATGCAATCTATGTATGGACTGATACTGCATTGTTTCTTATGAAATTTGTTGGTCAACCTTTTACCTTCTCGTTTGAACAAGTAGGTACAAACTGTGGATTGTTTGGCAAGAATGCTTGTATGGAAGTAGACGGTACAGCTTATTGGATGTCAGAGAACGGTTTCTTTGCTTATGATGGTCAATTAAAATCTTTACCTTGTTTAGTAGAAGACCATGTCTACGACGATATAAATGCTACATCTAGAGACTTAATTAATGCAGGACTAAATAATTTGTTTGGTGAAGTTAGTTGGTTTTATTGCACAGCTGCATCTGATGTTGTTAACAGAGTGGTTACATATAACTATCTCGATTCAAGTCCAAAACGACCTATATGGACAACAGGTACCTTACCAAGATCAGCGTGGCAGGATTCAGCAGTATTTGATAAACCACACGCTACTTACTATACGTCATCCGATAATGCCTCGTTCGATGTTACTGGTAATACTGACGGTGTTACTATATACTATCAACAGGAAACAGGGACTGATCAAATTGATGCTGGAGGATCTGTAACTGCTGTAATAGGATCTATTACATCTGGTGATTTTGATATTACACAGAAGAGAGCATCAACGGGACAAGTCGTAGGAACGCCAGATCTTAGAGGAGACGGAGAATACATTATGAGAATTAGCAGATTTATACCTGACTTTATTAGTCAAACAGGTAACACTGCGGTTAAATTTAAAACAAGAATTTATCCAAACAGTACAGAACAAACTACTACATTTAGTTGTAGTTCAAGTACAACTAAAAAAGATGTAAGAGTTAGAGCAAGACAAATTGCATTAGAAATTGCAAACACGGGATCAAGTGAAGATTGGAAACTAGGTACGTTTAGATTAGACATACATCCTGGAGGCAGAAGATAATGGCAATAGAACAATATTACAACAATTTAAACCCGCCATTTATGGACAACGCTGGTTTAGAAGAAGACTCTTACGAAAATTTTGCACAAATTGCTAATCCTGGTTTTAATTTACCTTATGCAAGACAAATAGGTTCAGGGCTTGCAAGTCTTTTTACTGAAAACCCAATGGTAAGTTTATTTGCAAGGGGTATTGGATATTTAGGAGATAGAACTAGATTACCGGGAGTTGTGGGTGGTGCAGATTTAAGAGGAGATACCGGCTTTGATACTTTTAGAAGATCAACTTCGTTTGCAGATTTTTTTCAAAGAAGGAGAGATCAGGAAGCAAGAGAAGCTGCTGCTGCTCGAGGTTTAGCAAAACAACAAAATCAAGCATTACAAGCAATGAGAGGTCCAATCGGCAGAGATAATGGTGGAAACGGAGGCGGACACGCTGGAGGACAAGCAGCTGCAGACGCAGCAGCGTCACAATCATCTGATGATGCAGCCGCAGGTGCAGGTGGTTATAGATACGGAGGACTAGCAAGTTTATTTTATGGCTAAAATTGTACAATCATTAACAAGAGCTGAAGAAGAATACAGCAGATCTAACTTACAATCATTAGTAAGGGATCTTGACGGTGTAATAACAAAATTAAATTCTTCATTTCAAGATGAAGTTAAACAAGAGATAGAAGCTAAAAGTTTCTTTTTAGAATAATGGCAGTAGTAAACCAATATAAATTTTACGGTAAAACAACAACAGCAGCAGAGACAGTAACCCTGTTATCTCCTTCTGTTAACGAAACTGTTATTATTAAATCTTTAAGAGTTACTAATAAATCAGGGTCTAATACACCTACAGTAACTATTAAAAACAACGCGTTTGAGATTGTTAATACACAAACATTAGTAGCTGCCACAAGTGTTGAGATATTATCTTTACCTTTGATTGTAGAGGGCGGCACGACTCTTGCCTATACAACAGCAGGCACGGCCTCTGATGGCGTAGTATTTGGTATTAGTTATCTCAATATATTAAAGGAGAAAACAGACTAATGGAAATAAAACAAGCAAAAGTAGAGACTATTTATAGACATAAAAAAACTGGTGAAACTTTTAAGGAAAGAAAAGACTGGGAAAACAAAGGTTTTAAGAACGAGGACATGGCACAAGATGTAAAAGTTATAATGCCTGCTCTTGATTTGTTTTCAAAAACCAAGTAAACATAAGGATTAAGGTAAAATTATGGCAATTTCTAGAATGCAAGAACCCCAACAAATACAATTAGGAATAGGTTCCTTACAAAAACCTAGACAAGGTTATTTATTTGGAGGTGTAGCTAAAGCTGTAAAAAAAGCTGTGCGTGGTGTAAAGAAAATTGCTAAAAGTCCACTAGGTAAAGCTGCTATTGTTGGTGGTTTAACTTTTGGTATACCGGGAACTGGATTTAAAGGGCTTGCTCCTAAATTTCTTGCAGGTATAGGTAGACTTAAAGCTGGAGCTATTCCAGCAGGAACTTATACAGATCGAATTATGGACATAGCTGTTAATAGAGGTAAAGGTGGTAGTTTCCTTGGTAACCTTTTTGGTGGTATGACCACTGGTCAAAAGATATTTACAGGTTTAGGTGCAACAGCAGTTGCAACACCTTTCATACAAAAAGCAATGGGTGTAGGACCTTACGAAGAAATAGTAGAAGAAGAAGTTGATGAAGATTACATTGATCCATACACAGCAGTTCAAATGGCAAAAGCTAGAGATCCTTACATGAATTTTTTACCTAATCAACAATATGTTCAAGAAGGTTTTTATCAACCTGCAGCTAACGGTGGTAGAATAGGTTATAATAATGGTGGGGGTATTATGCAAATGGCATCAATAGATAAACCATTTTATAGACCAGAATATGCAGATGATCATGCAATGGAAATGTTTGGTAAACCATACAAAGATTTAAATGCAAGTGAGTTAGAAGAATTTGAAGAAGAGATGAGAAGACTAATGAACAAATTTTTGTCTAAAGGTGGTAGAGTAGGTTATGCTAATGGTGAAATGGTAGAAGGTGATATGCAATTACCACCCGAAGCAGAAAAATTTTTAAGACAAGAATATCAAAAATACGTAGCACAAGGTGGTGACCTATCGTATCCAGAATTTAAAATGATGGTTATTCAACAAGCGTCCGGGGAACAGGGACCAGAACAAGAAGAAGTAATGTCTACTGAAGCAGAAACAATTCAAACAGAACCACAAATGCCTATGATGATGGCTGAAGGTGGTCTAATGAATTTAGGTGGCATGGAAAAAGATTATAGAGCTGAAGGTGGATTTGTACCAATAGGTAAACGAGAAAAAGCAGACGACGTGCCTGCAAGATTAAGTGTAAATGAGTTTGTATTTACTGCAGATGCTGTTAGAAACGCAGGTGGCGGAGATATAGATAAAGGCGCTGAAGTTATGGAAAACTTAATGGATCATTTAGAAGCTGGTGGTAAAGTTTCTGAAGAATCACAAGGCGCACAAGCTATGTACGATAACATGAAACAATTAGAAACAAGGGTAGTGTAATGGCAACACCAGATTTTTTACAAGATTTTGCAAAAGATTATGCAGCACAATCAAAAGCAACTTATAGTGCACCAATAGATACAGCTCAATTTACTGGTAGACAATTTGTTGCTGGTGAAGATCCATTACAAACACAAGCAATTAATTTAGCAACATCAGGTGTTGGTGCTTATCAACCATATTTAACAGCAGCACAAGCTGCACAACAACAAGCAGCTGGAACTGTTGGTGGATTAAGTGGATTAACAGGAGCGTCAGCTTACCAACCTTTTATGTCGCCGTATCAACAACAAGTTATTGATACCACTCTTACAGAATTTGACAGATCAAGAACTGGTGGTAGACAAAGTATTCAAGATGCAGCTGTAGGCACGGGTAACTTTGGTGGTGGTAGAGAAGGTGCAATGTTAGGTGAATACGATGCAAGAACTTTAGCAGATAGGTCTGCACTACAAGCACAAATGTTACAATCAGGATTTCAAAACGCACAACAAGCAGCAGCAAATGCATTTACACAAGGTGGTCAATTAGCAGCCGCACAATCAGGATTAGGTGCAGCGCAAATGGGATTATCTAATTTTCAAAGATCAGGACTTGGTGCAGATGTTGGAGCACTAGGACAACTAGGATCATTAAGACAAGGTTTAACACAAGCACAATTACAAGCAGACCAAGAAGCAGCTAGAACTGCAGCTTACGAACCATACGGTAGATTATCACAATACGGACAAGGTCTAACAGGTTTATCAGGCGGAGTTGCATCAGCACCTTACGCACAACCTACACCAGTTAGTCCAATGTCACAGGCAATTGGTACAGCACTAGGAGTCGGTGGATTGTACGGTAAAATATTTGGCTTCCCGGCGGATAGAAAATAATGAAAGTTTTAAATAGACCAATGTTTAGATATGGCGGCCCTATTAAAGAAGGGATTATGTCTGGTATTAAAGAACCTAAAAGAGGTAGAGTTGATGGACCAGGAAGTTATGCTGGTGAAGAAGCTGCTGAAATATTTAAAAATGTTGGACAAATAATAACAACTGATACACCTAATTCAAAAGTTTTAAACGCAGCTGCACAAATAGGTATTGGTAATCCTTATAGGGATATTAGACGAGGTGCTTTAGACAAAAAAGTAAATCTTAAACCAATTAATAATGAAGTAGATATGGCAACACTTGGTGGTTATGGTGAAATAGAAAAACCATATTTAGAATTTGACAAAATTCCTAAGTACATAGAAGATATAGATGGGGATGGTATTAGAGATTTAAATCCTGAGTACGTAAAAAATAAAACTTTTATAAATGATATATTTGGCGGACCTTATAAAAGAAAAACAAACGAAGAGTTTTCTACTCCAATTAAAACAGGTAAAGCATCTGGAACAGATATGCCTCCTATGTTAGATAAATCTGGAAAAATGGGGGTAGTTACTCCTGATGTAAAATTACCTGGTGATACTGAGCCACCAGTAGAACTAACTAGAAAAGAAAAAGTTAATTCTATTTTAGAAGGATTAGGTTATGATCGTGCACAGAAAAATGCATTGTATGATGCAATGATTAAAGCAGGTCAAAGAATATCTAGAACAGGCTTGGGCGCGGACAACTTAGTCTCAGATGTTATAGCAGAAACAAGTCAATCATATGACAAACCAGAAAAACTAAGAGAAGCTGCAAACTTAATGCAGGTTCAACAAGATTTAAAACTAGAACAACTTAAGGAAAGTAAAGACACTAAACCTCCAGTACAAAAACTTGCTGAATATTATCAAAGTGATGAAGGGGGTGGTTTAGAAAGAGATGTAGCAATACGAAAAGCTAATAAATTACCAACAACTTTAGGAGAATATTTTACTGCATCAGCAGCTAAAACTGATTTAGGTAAAGTAAGAGATGCAACTAATCAAGCAACAAGAGATGGATTGTTTGGTGAAGGAGTAGAATACAGAGGTAAAATTGAGGCTAAAAACTATGACGGAAGTGTAGACGTTTTTGTAAAATCTGATGACTTTAGAGGAGATGGAGTTTACAACGTAGGTGGAAAAGCAGTTTTAATTAAAAACGGTAAAATAGTTAGCGAAGTAATAATTCAAGCTAAGACTGAAAAAGGTGGCTTATTTAGTTAGGAGGGACCATGGCCGAAGATTATAATCAAGTAGGCACGATTGAATCGGTCCTATCCGGGATTGTTTCTGGTGCCATTGCAATACCCAAAGGCCTATTTTCATTAGGCGCAACACTCATGGATCTTGGAGCAGGCACAAACAAAGCCGCTGAAGTAGAACAATTCTTTGACGACCTTACAACATTTGACGAGAAAGCAGAAGCAACAGCTGCAGGAAAAATTACAGAACTATTAGTTAACATTGGTATACCAGGTGGGTATGGTTTTAAACTTGGTAGCAAACTTGCAGAGAAAGCAATCAATGCAGGAAGAACTGGTACGTTGTTAAAAGCAAACAGTCCTAAGCTAGCTGCAGCAGTAAAAAATATGAGAGGCACAGGGCCTACAAAACTTTTAGCAGGAGCTATTACAGGTGGTATTGCTGAAGGTGTATTTGTTGGTGATGTAGAAGCAGCAGGTTCACTAGCGTTTGATTTACAAGATGATGAAAACGATCCAGGTAGAGAATTATTAAACAGAGTTAAGTTTGGAACTGAAGGTGCATTGTTTACCGGTATTATTGGTGGTGTAGGTACAGGAATCAAGAAACTTGCACAAAGAAATAAAAAATTAGATGTCAACAATAGTAAACTAGATAAATGGATTGACAAAGTTGGTGGTAAACTTAGAGCAAGAGGCGACAAGACTCCAGAGTTTTTTCAAATGGAGAGAGAACAAATAGGTTTAAGAGCAGGTGATGCAGCAGCTGCAAGGAACACATCAAGAGAAATAGATGTTAGTATAGATAAATTATTTCCACCTATTAGAACTATTTTTAATAAACAAAATGCTAAAAACAGAAATAAATTTTTAGGTGACGTTAATGAATTATTATTAGAAGGTAATCCTAAATTAGATGACGAAGGTGTAATGACTTTTGGTGCATTAGATGCAGCTAAAAAAGCAAAAGTTACAGAACAAATAGCTAAGTTTGCAAAGAATGCTGACCAGGCAAAAGAAATAGAGACTGCTATTTTTGGAGGTTTATCTAATATTAGAACTAGATGGGGTAAATTATTTACAGAGGTTGGTGGTAAGCTAGACAAAAAAGAATTAGCAGAATTTAAACAATTATTTGGTGGTAAGTTTAAAGATTATTTAGGTGCAACTTATGATGTATTTCAAAACAGATCTTTAATACCTTGGTTTAATTATACACCTACAGCTGAAGCAATAGATAAAACAAAAGCAGTTTTAATTAACAGTGCTAGACAAGCTGGTAAAGAATTAACAAATCAAGAAGCAGATGATGCTGTAGCTGGTATACTTAGAACAGTTAAGATGCCTCCTGGTTTTAAAATGGACAGATCAAACGTACCATTGTTTAAAATACCAAGTTTCTTTTTAAACAAAACTACTTTAGATAAAGCAAATGATGCTAAACCAAAAGAGTTTGTATCTATGTTAGACATACAAAAAGGTGGACCAAGAGAAGCTATTGAAGAATTATTAGGTAAACAAAAAAATCCTATGCAAACTATCTTAGGTGGCACCGCTAAACTATCTGTTATTGCTAGACGAAATACTTTTTTTGATAACTTAATTAAAAAATCTGACGAGCTTGAGGCCGCTGGTAAAGAGCCAATGTTTGCAAGAAGTTATGACGATGCTATAAAATTTTTTGGTGATGACTTTAAAAAAATAGAAGTTATAGATCCATCAGGTAAATTATCTATTAGTAAAGGTGCAACTAATCCTTTTGCTGATGCACAGAATCCTTTGTATGCAAGACCAGGTGTTGCAGATGCATTAAAACAAACATCAATGTCTACAGAAAATAATAAATTTTTAGCGCAGATGTATGAAAGTTTAGTATTGTATCCTAAAGCCACATCACAGATTGCTAAAACAATTTTATCCCCTGTTACACACATGCGTAACTTTGTAAGTGCTGGAGCTTTTGCTACAGCTAATGGTATTATACCAGATGGTCCAGCGATTAAACAAGCTTACCAAGCATTACAGACACCATTAAAAGGTACAAGACAACAAAATAAATTGTACGAAAGACTATTAGAACTTGGAGTTGTAAACTCTAACGTTAGACTTGGGGACCTTGCAAGACTTATGGAAGACGTAAACTTTGGTGAGACTATGACGTCTGACAAAGGTATGAGATTATTATTAAAACCATTATCAAAATTAAAATCTGTATCACAAGATTTATACACAGCTGAAGATGATTTTTGGAAGATAGCATCATGGGCTATGGAACAAAAAAGAATGGAAAAAGCATTTGAAAGAGTGGGTGTAGTTAGAGGACAATGGTTTAAGAATGCAGCTGGCGAAGAAGTAAAATTAACAAAAGAATATTTAGAAGAACAAGCAGCTGATATAGTTAGAAATAACATACCAAACTATGATTATGTATCAGAATTTATTAAAGGTTTAAGAAAACTACCTATAGGTAATTTTGTATCGTTTCCTGCAGAAATAGCTAGAACAGGTACAAACATTGTAAGTAGAGCGTTAAGAGAAATTAACGAAGAGATAATTGTTAACGGTAAAAGATTAAAACCGTTTCAAAGAACAGGGTACACAAGACTATTTGGCTTTACTACAACCGTTGCTGCTGTACCATATGGTGTGTCTCAAATGTTTGGAGCACTATATGATGTAACTGATGATGAAAGAGATGCACTTAGAAGATACGTTGCTAACTGGTCTAAAAACTCAACACTACTACCAATTAAAAACAAAGATGGTTCTTTTGCATACATAGATTTTAGTCATGCTAATGCTTATGATACGTTAATCAGACCATTACAAACGGTTGTTAATTCAGTAGCTGACGGTGAAAAAGATAATGATGGTATTATGAATGACTTTATTGGTGGTACGTTTGAAGCTATGAAAGAATTTGCATCACCATTTATTTCTGAATCTATTTGGACAGAAGCTGTTACAGATATATTAATTAGAGGTGGTAGAACAAGAGAAGGTTTCCAAGTATTTA